ATCTCCTTATGCAGCATCAAGGCTGAATGTGTAGGTAACACTCAAAGTATCGCCAGCAACTACAGCGCGATCACCGGGAGACTGGAAGTCAGAAGCTGAGAACAGAATACCTGAAGTACCTGTATCTACTGAAGCCAAGAAAGCACCCGCAACAGTACCACCGGGGGCTGTAATAACAAACGCATTAGGTGCGCCTGAGTTATCAATAACTGAAGGATCAGCAAGGGTTGCAGCACCAAAAGTCACGGCTTTGCGGTTTCCTGTGTAGTCTGTGTACTCAGTCCAGCCAGTGTGCGAAGCTAAGGTATCTGCTGCAGCAATGGTTGTACCTGAGCCGGGACCAGTAATAAGACCCAAATACCAAGCTGCGGTGTAGGCAGATCCAGCAAAGTATTTGTCATTCATGTCTTTAAGACCTTCATTGACAACTAGATTATGATTCTTCTCTTCCCACTTTAGATTGCCATCTTGACCAAAACACTGAATGGTAAATACACCAGCTCCACCCGCAGCAGAAGTTGTTGCGCCACTTTGAAGAACACATGCACCTACTTTATCTGTAGAAACTAATTTATTTGAAATCATTTGAGGCTCCTTTAAGCAATTCTAATAACTGCTGATGATGCTTCGTCTGGTGGTAAAGTTATAACAAATTCTATTACTGTAGTCTTATCTGAACCAAAGTCCAAAACAGCTATAGATTTATTCCCCTTGCTGGAATTATATATTAATGCACCTCTTGCCGTAAATGAGGCTGGATTCCAAGTTGGGTTACTGAAGTCAACATATGCAACCCCATCTGCAGACTTTACTGTTACATTAGTTATCAACTTTCCTCCTGCCACATATCCAGTACCTGTAATTTCATTAGTGGCTGTATATATGGTTGTTGTCTCATCTAATGATGCAAGTGCAGTATACAATGCAATGTACAAAGAGTCAGTCTCTAAGTCATGTACACCATTTAGTATCTGCTCTTTAAAGCTTGTAGTTAGTCCCTGTCTTATGGTCATGTTATTTTAACCCTAACTTGACCTGATCTGTATGCATCCTGCCTTTCTAGACCATCACCCAGACGTTTGAGTTGACCCATAGCTTCTGCATACTTAGCTTCTACATTGCCAATTAGATCCTGCTCACCCTTCATAAACAAGTAAGCCTCTCTTAAAGAGCCATAGAATAATGCTGGATCAAAGTTATCTCCTAGCCAAGTAGTACTTGCTGTAACTATAGACTCTGGATAATAGTAGTAGTGCAGCTCTACATAATATTGAACATCAGGCGTTGGACCCACAATAAAGGACAGCTCAGTAGTTACTATGGCTGGATCTGTATTAGTGGTAGTAGGCCCAAATAGAGCATAGTACTGTGGAATCCCAGTATCTGTCTTAATAGGGAATGCCGCCCTTATAAAGTTAACATCCTTATCCAGCATGTACTCATAGGCTTGGGTTGTATTGTTTATAACCGCCATTGAATAAACTGCTAAGAAATCTAAAGGTGCTGACAGATACTGGTTATTAGCTGAGACTGTGCCAGTTACATTCTTACGCAGCGCTGGAATCTGAACACTGTTATATATCCTAGTCTCTGCCTGACGAACAAACGTAGGGATATACGCTATGAACTCCTGTTCGTAGTTTTCTGTATATGCCTGTATTGCGGCAGTAAGCTGAGTATAGTTAATTTTACTGACTCCTAGCCCATTGGGCCTCTAGACATAGTTCCCTTAGTTGCGGCACCATATCCACGCATTTTAATACCAGAAGTCTTAACATCATTCTTACCTGGATCTCCTGCGCTTACGCGAGGAACCGCTTCGCGTGGACCCAACTCAGTAGCTTTAAGAAGGTTAGGATCTCTCATCTTCTTAGGGATGTAAGGACCACCAGACATTGTATGTGGCTTTGCATACTCAGATGCTGGGCCATTGAATTTAGCGCAACCGCATGCCTTAGCCATTATTTACCCTCCTGATACATAGCACGGGCTAGATTACGACCATACTTCTTCATATCATCTGTAGTCACACCGCCTTTTCTTAAAGATAGCTTGGTGCCTTTACTACCTTTGTGCTCTTGCTTGTCATGCTGCTTGAACGCTTTCTTAATCAAAGCTGCGTCTTGCTTCTTATCATTTTTGTCCATGTCCTGCTCCTAAGTAGTAGATACCGTTACATTGCTAACTAATCCAGGTGCTGCCAAATAGTTAGGCGTTAGCCCATTATCATTATTCCTAGCACCACCTACAGGAGCCCAGCCCCACTGGAATATTCTACTACCACCTTCAGGTGTTCCATCTGAATTAATATTTTGGCTTGGCGTTATCACCAGCTGCAATCCACTATATCCAGATTGGTAGTAGCCAACATCTGGCCTTGGTTCCCTTACTGCCTGTGGATCATTCACAGGATACATACCTAATGATAACTGAGGCTGATCCGGTTCCCAGCAATTCTTACATACTTTAATACTAGATATCTTTGTTTTAATTGTAAGCCTACGCAACTCTTTAAGCCTATACCTGAACCCACAGCGATCACACTCCGCTATTGAATTCTTAGCTGATGCGTACTTACTAGCCATTTTATCTGTATGTGATCATGCGCGGAACAAACCGCAGTGGCGCTTTCTCTCTATCCTCATCAGCAGCCAATTGCCATGCCTCATCATATTGTGCTTTAAGCATAGGCACTCTATCAATTGCATTAGGTAGCTTAACTGACAGCATATATGCAAGGCCACAAACAATGGCGTTCTGGAATCTAAAGGGAATTCCTTCCACATTAATACCGTTGCCCGCATCTGGCATCCTAACCAGCCGCCAGTACACTAAATAATAATATGGTGACTCTACTGTACCTTGACTAGGTGAAGGCCACACAGTGACTTGTGGGACCTGTGGTACCGCACCCTGCACATTAGTTGTCTGTCCAGATCTACGGTTAATGTATATCTGAATAGGCCTACCCTGAGTTAACTTGTTAGGGATTGTAGAATAGGTAGATACACTAATTCTATTAATGTTCAAATCTGTCTGGTTACTTATCTGGCCAGGACTGGTACGGATCACAGTCTCAATCAGATCTACAGTATTATCCGGCAGATCATATGTGATAGTACCCTGTATTAATGGGATTGTACCCTGCTCAATAGTCCACAGGTTTATCCCACGATTGGCCCATTCAGTTAGAAGAAAGTTAAGACTTCTCCTAGCCGTTCTAAAGTCATAACCGCTACGCAGCTCAAGGCCGCATCTCTCAAAGGCTTCTTCTATAAGCTCATTGAGTGCTGGGTTAAATGTTGATGTGGCTACTGTATATGGCATCTAACATTTCCATTTTTTAAGACTTTTGTTAATGCGGCTATCTGGATCATTTGCCGTCTTAGCAGAAGTTAACTTCTTCTTTAAGCCTGACATCCTGGCACAGAATGACTTCTTACGGCTACCACCTTCTGGCTGCGGAGCTTTGAGCCCTGGCTTGCCTGGGTTAGCCTTATTATAAGAAGCCCTGCCCTTAGCGTTTAAGCCGCCACTCTCAGACTTGCCTTCCTTGCGCTGCCACGCTTCAGTCTTAGCCATTATCTGTACCTTGCTGTTTTCTTTGCAATAGTCTTGGGCTGCGCTACAAACTGCTTACCTGCTGCCTTGCCTGCACGTTTTGCACGGGTAGTAGCTGCATACTCTGCTGGACTTAAAGACTTTATTGCTGCTTCTGGCAAATAACGCTCTCCTGTTTTAGAAGAGGGCTTTCCTGACTTGGTGCTCCATTTCTGATCACCCCAATCTTTCAGGGATTTCTGTGGAGCTTTAATCACGATACCCGCCGCCAGCAGCCTTATATTTCTTGGCTACAAGTTGAGCTTTACGTCCAGACCATTCCCCAGCGCCAGTACCCTGAGTTGCAGCTGCTTTTACCTGAGCCACAATCTTCTTGCGAAGAGTAGGCTTTGTGTAATTACCAGCAGCATTAACCTTTGTCTTAGCCATTATAAGATCTTACCCCTTGTCTTACCACGCTGCGCTATACCATCTGCACGACTAGATGCTGATATCCTGCCACCTGATTTGCGCTTAACCATCC